AATAGCGTTCAAAAGCATCATAACCGACAGGGTTATATACTTTGAAATGTATCTGGGGTGCCCATTGAACTTGGAATGGCTCGACTATGTTGTCCGCAACCTGCTTCTCATTTCTTTCAACGGCATAGGGTACGACGTTCCTATTCTCACGTTGGCTCTCGCGGGGCGCACTAACGGCCCGCTAAAAGAAGCCACTGCACAACTCATCGAAGAGGGTTGGCGCCCTGGCGACTTGTTGAAAGTAAACAAGCTCCAGAAACTTAACCTTAACCACATTGACTTAATGGAGGTTTGCCCTGGCGCAGGCGGCCTGAAGGTGCGGGCTGCCCGCTTGCACCAGAAGCGCCTACAAGACTTGCCGTTCCCACCGAACATGCTCCTGACAGGGAACCACATGGTTATTGTTCGCCACTACTGTGTGAACGACTTGGACTGCACCGCTAGCATCTACTTCGCCGTCAAGAAAGACATAGATTTGCGCATCATCTTGGGTAAAGAATACGGACTCGACTTGCGTTCGCGCTCCGACCCACAAATTGCAGAAGACGTCATTCGCAGCGAACTTATGAGCGCCCTGAAGCGAAGGGTGGGAAGGCCTCCTGTGGAAGTCGGCAAGAGGTTTAAGTATCAGTTCCCGCGATGGATGCAGTTCAGAACCGCTATGATGCAGAGTGTTGTTGACGTCATACGAAGTTGTAACTTTGTAATTGAAGAGAACGGCACTGTGCAAATGCCGTGGCAGCTTGACAACTTGAAGATCCTCATTGCAAACGGCGTCTATCGAATGGGCATTGGCGGATTGCACTCGAGTGAAAAGAAGGCAGCTCACCCTCTCCGCAAAGGGCGTCGGAAACGTGACGTCGACGTTACGTCTTTTTACCCTCGTATCATCTTGAATGAGCGATTGTTCCCGAAACACTTGACAGAAATGTGTCTTCGGATACTTGAAAAGATTGTTAACCGTCGTATTAACGCAAAGCACAAGGGTGACGACAGCACCGCTCAGACGCTTAAGATCGTAATCAACGGGTTCTTTGGTAAACTGGGCTCAATGTGGTCACTGTTTTATGCTCCCGAAATGCTGATACAAGTAACCCTAACGGGTCAGTTGTCTCTGCTTATGCTCATTGAAGACATGGAGCTGAACGGGATCAGCGTTCTATCTGCAAACACGGATGGTATTGTTCTGGATTATGCGATAGAACAAGAACCCATGGTTGAGGCTTTGATAGGGCAGTGGGAGCGCCGGACAGGCTTCGATATGGAGTCTAACTTCTACACCCACCTTTATTCTGCGAACGTGAATAACTACGTTGCGATCTGCGAAAAAGGTAAGGTCAAATCAAAGGGCTGGTTCGCAGAAACTGGATTGCAGAAGAACCCAACTGGTGAGATAATCTTCGAAGCGGTTAAAAAGAAGCTTGCCGAGAACGTTCCTGTCGAAGATACTATTAGGAGCTGTACAGATATCCGAAAGTTTATGGTGGTACGCCAAGTCAAAGGCGGGGCTTACCATAACGGGGATTTCTTAGGCAAGGTTGTTCGCTGGTATTACTCGGAAGGGGAGACTCACGAAATGGTCTATGCTTTATCTGGTAACAAAGTTGCGAACAGTGACAAGGCGGTTCCAATGATGGAACTTGTCGAAGGGATACCTCCAGACCTTAGTCATCAAATTTACATTGACAAGGCTAACGGGTATCTTGCTGAAATGGGGTACTCATAATGATAACCACAATAGTTCGGTTCTTCAAAGTTCGTAACTTGAAACAGCTAGCCCTCGATTTGGATTATTGGTTCTGGATACTGATGCTCAGCTGTCTGGGTTTGAGCTGGGCAGTTGTGAACACAGGGAGCGCCTTCGCAGACGCCGCTCACGGGGCGCAAATGCTAACAGCGCAACACCGTGCAGCCCCTCCTAGCCCAGAAGTGAGCGAGGCTTACCTTGCTGTAAAAGGGGCGGATCTAGGGGCAAAATACAAGGAGAGGGGCGTTGATCGCGTGGACCTGGAAAGCACGCTAGACTACTTGCTCGAGACAGACCAGATTAGTGTTTCTTACAAAAATGCCATCATGGCGGGATACGACAAAGGCTCGAGAATGGGTCTTTCAAAATAAAACAAAGGGCCGAAAGGCCCTTTTTAATTAGTAGCACCTCACGAAAGAAAACCCGGCCCTTCGCCGGGTTGTTAGGGTTAAGAGAGATCGGGGCTTGATATATAAAGTTGAGCAGTCGTCTCGTCATTGCCATCACACCCAGCAACAGCATAACTGCCGCTCCCACCATCACCCCCCACCCTGACAAATCTGAACTGGACTGCGTAGGTGTGAGGATTACCATCGCCAGGTACAATCGCGGTTTTTGATACTCCAATACTGCCTCTAGCTTGCTCTTCACGTGGTCCTGAGCTGGGGTATGATGTCGCAGATACAGAAATGGAAAACGGCGCAACATACTCAACGGTAGCCCCATCCCTTATTATCCGCACCTCATAGTGCCCAGTGGCCGTCCTGGTAAGCGACGAGCTGCCTGAGCTCTCTACTTTGCACAACACCACATAGTGACCAGCTGACGCCGATATTTCGAGGACACGATTTACCCGCATCCCATTGCTGACGAGAATTGTGGCCGCCGTGCGCCACGATGAATCGGTGTTGTCAGGTAGAGATTTGCCGCCGTATATCCGTTTTACATAAAAGCCCCCCTCCACTTGCTCAGCTTTAAGTTTCCCCATGATCGTGCAGTTCTCCCGCATCACCACGTTGTTGAACGTGCCACTATTGGCGTTCACCTCACCGGTAAACGACCCAGCGGCTGCATAGAGCTTGTTGGTGTAGATGCGGCCATCGTTATAGATGATCGTATGCCAGCCCACCCCCCATCCGCTGTACGGGCCGCCCAGGCCAAAGCCGGCATTGCCGCCTTTGAAATCCGAGTTGTCGATAGTGACGGCTGACAGGTTGGTGACCTTGATGTACTTGGCGATCACGTTGCCGATCTCTGCCGTATCCATCAGGGCGTGGTTCATGTAGACGGTGCCGTTCTTAATGACGAACGGGTGACGTTTGGTACCCACACCGCCCGCCCTCGACAGCACCGCGAACACATCAGCATCGACCACAAACGAGCTCACCATAGAACCATCGGCATTCATCTTGACCGACAGACCGAAACCGCCGCCCTCACCGTTGATCTGGGCCTTGGTGTACCAGCCCGCTTCAACGTCCCCCTCAAGGTCCGCTACGGCGCTGGCCACTGTTTGCACGGCTGCCGTGGTGGTGTTGAGTTTGGCTTGTACTGTGGTTATGGCATCGGCATTGGCCTTGTCACCTGCGACCTGAGCCTGCTGGGTCTGCTGAATGGCAGAGCTCAGGGCCGTATCGCCATTCGTCACCTGGGCTTGCAGTTGCGTCACCTGCCCGGCAAGCGCCTGATCCCCAGTCACCTGAGCCTGCTGGTTCTGCTTGATGGCCGCGTCGAGAGCCTTGTCATCGGCTACCACCTTGGCTTGCAACTGGGTTACCCGCTCAGACAGTGCACTGTCAGCCTGCGCCTGGGTTCTCTGGGTTTCCAGTATTGCGGCATTGAGCGTCTGATCCGCTCCTTCCAGGTTAGCTTGAAGCTGGGTTACTCGCTCCGCCATAGCTTGGTCAGCTTCTGCTTGGGTGCGCTGGGTCTCCAGGATCGCGGCGTTGAGGGTCTGGTCCTCTGCTTCGAGGGCGGCTTGCAGTTGCGTGACCCGTTCGGACAGAGCCTGATCGGCGGCGCTCAGGGTGCGATTGCTCTCTTCCAGGGCAGCAGTGGTCATGCTGTCTGCCGCCCGGTAATCGGTTATGAGTTGGCTGATCTCCCTGGCGGTGGATTGTTCCACCCCGGCTATCACTTCCCGCACCCCGGTCAGCGCGGCTGACGTTGTCGCCTGCTCCCCTTCGAACTCGGCACGGAACTGGGTCACCTCGCGGGCCAGCGCCTGGTGTTCGTCCGCTTGGGTATCCTGACGACTGGTGATCGTGGCGCGAGACTTACGGGCTCTTTCCTCCCCTTTCTCGTCAGACAGTGTGTTGCCGATGCTGGCCAAGGCCGTCAGATCGACCTCTGCCGAGAGGTCGTCTTGCTTGGCTGCCAGCGCCTTGCCCTGTTCTGCAACGGCCTCTGAGAGGGTGCCCACATCGGCCTTGGTGTTATCCGTCTTGGTGGCGAGCTGTTGTAGCGCCTCGCCGGTGGCCTGCTGCCCATCACTGACTACCTTTCCCAGGTTGGTCAGTTGAGCTGCTTGCTCGCCGGCGGAGGTCTCGAGCTGACCGATCTGCTCGGCAAGCGCCTGATCCCCTTCTGCTTGGGTGCGCTGGGTCTCCAGGATCGCGGCGTTGAGGGTCTGGTCATCGGCTACTACCTTAGCCTGTAGCTGTGTTACCCGCTCGCTCAGGGCACTGTCAGCCTCGCTCAGGGTTCGGCTGCTCTCTTCTAGGGCGGCGTTAGTCTGGCGGTCGGCAGCCTGGTAATCGGCCTTGAGCTGGGTTAGCTCCCGAGCGGTAGATTGCTCGACCCCGGCGATCACCTCCCGAACAACCGTCAACCGCGCAGCGGTATCAGCCTGCTCACCCTCAAACTTGGTGGTGAGGTCGGTAACTTCGCTCGCCAGTGCCTGGTGCAAGCCCAGCTGCACCTGCTGATCGCGGCGGATCCCCGCCTCTGCCGTGCGGTGACGCTGCTCCCCCTTATCTCCCGCGAGGGCGTTGGCAATGGCAGCCTCAGCGGCATGGTCAGCAGCCTTGGCCGTCAGGTCTATAGCAGCGGTGATCTCGTCAAGGCGGCCGGCGGTTAGGCCACCCGCATCCTCAACGACTTGCTCCAGTGCCAGGATCTTGCCCTCGGCGGTGCCGGTGCGCACCTCGACCCCACTGACCCGCTGGGCCAGCACCTGGTCAGCCTCGGTACTGACCCGCGCCACTTCGGTGATGTTGGCCAGCAGGGTCCGGTCCTCTGCCTCCAGCTCGGCTTTGAGGCCAGACACCCGTTCAGCCAAGGCAGACTGGGCATCGCTGTTGACGGTGATCCGTTGCTCTGCCGCCGCGAGACGTTCGCCCTGGGCGGTCACGGTAGACTGGGCTGCCTTCTGCTGGATCTCCCCTTTAGCAGCGTCCAGCGAGCTGCTGACTTCGGTCAGGCGCTGCTGTTCGCTGGTGAACTCCGACTTGGTGACCGTCTGGGTCAGCTTGGCGTTGATGCCGTCCAGTACCTGTTCGGCCTCGGTCAGGCGCTCGCCCTGGGCATTGACCACTGCATGATCGGCCTTGGTGGCCAGGGTGCCAGTGACGGCATCGAGCGTCTGGTTGACTTCGGTAAAGCTAGCCTGGGTCTCGTTGCGCAGTGCCCGCACCACATCCATTTCGATCTGGCCGCTTTCGGGGTTGACCGTGAAAATGGCATCGCGCAGATCGCCCATTTCCTCTTGCACCCGATCAATCTTGCCGTGCAGCTTGTCTTGCTGCAAGACTGTGCCGATCCCCATCTGCCCCAGGCTGTCTTGCTCGTCGCGCAGCAGGCTTTCGGTCTGTGTCGCCCGCTCATCGAGCGCGGCCAGGGCAGACCCCAGCCCAGTTAACTCCCGATCGATCACCGGCACTCGCTCGGCAATCGGCGCGACCGTCTCGCTCAAATCGGTAAAATCGCGTTCGACCAGTTCCAGTTTTCCAATGATGTTAGGGATCGCCTGGTCAACGATGTCAGGGATTAGCTCGATGGGCGTGCGGAGATCCTCCCGCAGGTGCTCTGCGCCGATCTCCCCATCCAGGATGTCGAGGATAGAGGCGGCGTCGTAGGAGGTTTTCCCGCTAGCAGCAAAGAACGCAGATTTGCCGTATGCGTTGATTGATCTGACCCAGTAATAGTACGTCGTATCTGGCTTCAGCCCTGAGTGCATTAGGGTTGTGCCCATCCCAAGCTTGACGGCTGTAGCTTCGACTTGCCCTATTGGAATGTTGACTTCAGAGTAGAAGAACTCGCATATTGTTCCGAAAGAGAGTTGAGTGCTGAAGTTGGGTATTAACTGAAGAGACCAGTTGGCTGGGATGAATGTGATTGAGTTCGGTGCTGCTGGAACAGCAATCGTAAAGGACAGTGCGCTTATAGGCGAGCCCACACCGTTTGCAGCTATCGCTTGCACCCGTGCCTCATAGGTGCCAACAGCGAGCCCCGAGAGAATGCATTCGTTGGCGGGTGTGCGGACAGTATATTGTAAGACCCCGCTTCTGTAGATGTTGACCACATTATCCGCAACCTGATTGCCAAAGTTTTCCCAAGAAAGGAGACCTTGAACGACGTCGCCAACAGGTCGTGCAGTGTATCTTAAGTTGCTGGGAGCAGGAGGGCCTGAGCTCGGCAAGTTGGTGATTGGCGGCTGGAAAACAGCTTGACCTGGGATGTCGCCATACATTTGCACATTGTCTTGAATGAGGATAAGCTTAACCCCACCTAAGACGCTAAACGACCACGAGTCCACCCTGTACTCTACGCCTTCAATCGCAAGCTCAGGGATAAAGACTTTGATGTTCATCCCTGGACGGTAAGAGAACCCGCTGTAGTTCATGGGGACTTGCAAAATCGAACCGACGCGAGTACGACGCATCTTAATTGAACAGATTCGCTGTGCTTGGAACTCGTTGGTGACAAAGCGGAAATCGATGTCTTTAGATATCTCTTTACCGTCCTGTGTCACCCACTCTGCGACTTGCACAGGAGGGAAATCGGACTCAACCCACTTCTCCTTGGCGTTGATGAATTTGCCTTTGTAAGTGTTGAAACGGTCCCTTTCTGCTGCCTCTGGTGTAATTTGTATGTCACCAACGACCTGGCGGCTGTGCAGCTCCAGGGTCGCTGGCCCTTGGTAAGCTCCAACCATCATCCCGTGCTTTCCGCCTGTGTAAACCCTGTCACCTGCGCAAGACAACAATAAGGCTTCCATGACCTTAGTGCGGCTTTCGTTGAAGTCGAACTCACCGTGTGTGCGGTAGCGAACGCCGGTTCCTGCGGAAGTGCTAACAAGCTCGTCACAGATGTTTGCACAGCTCTTGAACTGTTCAATAAGAATGTCTGCGTCTTTGACGTCACAGAAGTTTTTAAGATAGTGTAAATAAACCAAGGCGCTGTTTGCGCTCCAGGCTGTCGTACCTGTGCGGGGGTCAAGTACCTTATACCCTCGCTTGACAAGTTTAATATTCGGGATCCCGTTGGGGAACTTGTCGGCGTTGAACTTCAGGCTGATGCGAAGAAAGGCAATGCCTTTGCCGATCATGTCTGAAGACCAGCTCGGGCAGTTTTCCAGAAGGAAGGGGTCAGCCGCTTGGCGGTTGTTGTGCAATTCCCAGGTCACATACTCGCCAAACGACTCAATGGGCTCGTCGTTGAGGTAGATTTGACCGATGCCGTCGATTTCGTGTCCCGCGATGGCGATACACATGTGCAGGAGTTCGTCTTGGTCTTGCTGGCCTGGTTGTTCTTCAGCAAAGAATAAAACACCCGACCCCATAACCTCGCCGTAAATTGCCAATTTTGGGGCTGCCGCTGCACGCAAGACTTGTTTTCGCTCCTGGGGGCTTGCGTAGCTGTCAAAAGAAGGTGTCTTTGTTGTGAGTGCAGCAGTGACAGAAAAAGCCACTGAAGCGATAGCAACAGCGGTTGCTAAGGTTACACCTGCGGCGGCTGCGCCTGCACCCGCGATCACTGCTGCTGCTATTGCTACTGGTGGCATTTATTCGACTCTCCAAGCGACCTTGACATCGGGCCTTATAGCTGCTAAGCCGTTGAGCCCGACTGACCATAC